GCCTTGCACTTCTGACATAAAGTCTTTCAGTTTCTTTTCTTCAATTGATCCACTTGTATCAATTGCAATAGCAATATCAATAGTTTCATCTTCCAACAACCCTGGTAACACTATGCCTGAGTGTTGTGTCTTTCTGTTAATTCTAGTAAATGAATAATCATTTTTGATTGTAGACTGTATTTGTTGTCTAAGCAGTTCTCTCCAATCAATCACAGGATCGGTCAGTTCTTCTATCACCCCTCTAATCTGTGCTGGAGTTTTTCCATGTCCTGCCACCTGTGCCGATTGCAACACAGAAGCTCGAACATCATCTTTTATCTTTTTTATTTCATCTTTGTTGATATCAAGTTCAACATTAAGATCATTACCATCTTTGTCTTTCACTCTTGCTTTGCCGTTTTCAAAATCAATGTGAACATCTAGGGTCTGCTGATTTTGTTTTTGAGGATCTGCCATTACATCTTCATAGATACGTTCTGCATTCCAACCTCTGTATTTTCTATCAATCAAACCTTTCAAATCACCTTGTGGCATGTCTCCAACGTTTTCATCTTCAAGCACAATGTTGACTGCATAATCGGCCGCAACGTTCCACGGTTGTTTTTCTCTCATGTCTTGTCTAAGAAAATGATCGAACACAATGTGTAACACTTCATGTCCAATTAAGAATTCAGTTTCTTTAGGACTCAATTGATCAATAAATGTTGGATTGTAATAAAAGTTTTTGCCATCAGTTGCCGCAGTTGGGCACCAGTCTGCTTCTTGTAATTGCATTCTGGTTGCCATGTTGCCGAAGAATGGTTGTTTCAGTAATAGAGCAATTCTTGCCCCAGTCAATTTTTCTAATACTTTTTGTTTGTCTACGTTTTTGTTTTTTACTGCCTTGTTCATATTACTATTTTATATCCTATTTGGTAAATGTCAACCGGGGGTAAAAACCCCCGTATCTGTTTATTGATCAACACTTGCAAGAACATACTTGCCAAACTTTTCGTGGAATTCATCGAAAGATTTCAACTTGCTCGGATCGAACGGCAGTTGATAATTTGTAAGTGCAACCTTGGCACCCATAACCACCAATTCAGTTTGGAAGTTGTCCATCATGTATCTAAAGAAACAGTCGGCCATTTTGTGCCAGTCTGCAAGTTTCTTCTCTTTCATTTTATCATATGCTTCTTGTAATTCATAGCACAAAGATATTGTTAAAGAGTATTGAGCACTAACTTCTTTAGTATCCATCTTCTTAACTTTGCCTGAAAGTATATCAGTAGGATTTGGCAAATCAGCGGCAATCTTTCGATGTGCCATAAACTTCATTGCCAAACCTTCGCCTACTGCCCCTGCAACAAGGTCAGTGAGAGTATTGTCTTGCAGGGTATCTGATAATAGTTGTGACACAAAGGCCCAACTTCTTGGTGTTGCAAATGACCTACTACCGCTTTTAGGATCAAAATCATATAGATCCTGTTTTGCAAAAGAAACATAACCAACCACTTGTGGATCGATGTGATTCTCTGTTGCCCACATTGACCAGTCTTCAAAATCAACTCTCATTTCTAAGTGGACAAATCTGTTTGCCAACGGAGCAGGCATTCTGTAAGTAACACCTTTGTCTGTTTCACGGTTACCAGCGGCCACTATCGACACGCCTTCTGGTAATTTATAAGTACCAACTCTTCTGTTAAGAATCAATTGGTATGCCGCCGCCTGTACTGAAGGAGGCGCTGAATTCAACTCATCTAAGAATAGTATCGCTGTACTCTTAGGATCTGATGGAAGTTCTGCCGGAGGCGCCCATTCCATTGTGTTTGATTTACTGTTAAAGAAAGGAATACCTTTTATATCTGTAGGTTCCCATAAAGGCAATCTGATATCGATAACTTCACGTTTCGCATCAGTACCTATTTGTTTTACAATATCTGACTTACCAATACCTGGTGCACCCCACACCATAACTGGTCTTTTAAGAGCTAGACAATGTGTAATTGCAGTTTTAGCCTCTTGTGGACTAACTGTTCTTGTTTGACTTATTTTATCTGCCATCTCACTGACTCCTATGTTTAGTTGTTATATTACATATAATACTATCAACCTACAATATGTCAACATATTTTGGTAATAAAAAATGCTTCGATTTCAATGATTTAGCGTCTGCTGACTATTAAAATATCAAGATCTCCTGCTCTAAGCACCAATTCAGATGCCAATTTTTCTTCAAATACATAGATCTCCTTGTTAGTAATATAGTAGGGACAAGTGATAAATTTGTCCAGCCCTAACAAAATTTCAGGTTTGAGTTTGCACTCTCTTTTCAATTTGACCATATAGTCTTTTAGATTCAAACTGTTTTTTAGAAACTGATAACCACCTTTGGTAAGACGCATTGAGGGATTCTCTTCACGAATATTACGCCACACCATTTTCCAAAGTTTTTTGTAGTCTTTTTCTGAGTAGTCTGATTTATGACTTTTTAGAAATGCTATTGTTAGTTTTCTTTTTGGACTTACCAAGTTTCTTAATCTCCCGTTTGGCTTCTTGTATTCTATATCTCATACCACCAATGGTATCATACATCCAGCCACAGTCATGTGGTTCAATTTTTTTTTGGAACCATTTGATCGTTTCTTTAAGAACTTCGATAGTGTTTTCTAATTTTGCTTTATCCATTTATCTTTTTTCCTGTGCTGAGTTGATACACTTGAAATTTGTCTGAACCAAATGTTTGGTTTAATTTCTTTGCAAGGTTCAGTGCATGTCCAGGATTTGAAAAAGACACCTTTTTGTATTTAGGTCCAGGATGAGCAGATGCCATTGTAGAAGTTTTAAGGTTGATTGGTTTGCCATCAAAGAACACTGCCCATATGGCAGTTGACTCTAAGACTTCTTCTGTCTTATAAGTCACTCTGTCGGTTTTGGACAGCAATACTTTTGGTTTTGGTCTACTCATAATGTGCTACTATATTTAGCACTATTATCTAAGCAGTTTATGATAATTTAATTTTAAGTTGTTGAAAGCCACCCACATATTCATCATCCAGCCAAATCTGTGGCATAGAACGTTTATCAGGATGTTCAGCAAGGAATTGTTGTATTGAGTCTTGGTTATCTAAATATTTTTCTTCGTATTCAATGCCTTTGCTTTTTAACAAGTTCTTTGCACTGATACAATATCCGCACATTGGTTTAGTGTAAACTATTGCTTTCATATAATTTTTTATTCCTTTCTGCATAGTATTTAATTAAATTTGTTGTTGAATCATTCAGTTTAAATCCAACAAAACTTGCAACCTCATTTATATGAGACATATTTTGTTCAATGAAAAATTTATTATAATCTAAAACTACATTCGGAATATTTTGTTGTTGGAGACGTTTGTTTACTGCCCTACATATTTTTGAATCTAGTTTAACTTTGTCTTCAAATTTCATCTGTGAAGTTTTTAAAGTTGGTCCTTCTTCTTCATCAACTGGCCCTTTTGTTAAAGACTCCCAATTAGTTTCTTTACCAGATAAAGTTTTTTTAATTTTAAAAAGACTGAACACATAATCTTTACAATTATAACTATCAACCAACACTCTTTTACAATCATCAGCAATTTCATAATCAGGTTCTGCAAACATTATACGACTAGGATGTCTTCCAAGTAATCTTTTATCTTGCACACAGTATTCATTTATTTCTTCACACCAATTGGAGGAAGGCACTAGATTAGGATCAGAATCATCATGCGGTGGCGGATAATACTTGTTCCAATTTTTAAGAGGTATAGGATCTTTTTCTTCGAAGTATCTAAGTCCAACACCAATCCAATATTTTATAAAGTTTCCTGCGGCTCCAATTGGAAACACAATATCAAAACTTGTCTGCATTCATTTCTACAGTTATTGTTTGTGAATCAATAAGTTTCTTTTGTGTTTCAATAAGTTCATCTTGCTTGGTTACCACATATGATAAAATAGCACTTATATTATCACGTAGTTGTTTAGCATCATTCATTGACATTCTCAATTCTGGCTGTCTAGTTTGCTCATTAGCATTTACTATATTAATAAATTTTTCTAAATGTACTGTTTGCATCATAGGTACTGTTTAGCAAATGCCTTTGCTTTGTTAGTGGTTGCAAATGGTCCATGAAATTTATATTTTTCAAGTGTAATCAATTTAGGACAAAATTCTTCGGTCCAGCCTTTTTTCCTAATTAGGTAGTATCCTGCACAATAAAAACTCTTGGATTTACGTTCTTTAGTGTAGATAGGCAGTTTATGTTTTACATAAAACATTTTGTTGTATGGATGATTATCACATGGATAGTCATATACAACGTTATTGTTGGCATCTTGTATTTTTACTGGTGTAGGTGCAAAAAGTTGAGACCCAAAACTCTTAATAAGTTTATCTTTTGTGTAGAACTTTTCTAATCCGTTGAATCTAACTTCATATCTATTCTGTGGTGTTTTGACTATTGAACCAAGTTTATCTTTATCTTTATTGTCGGTTATTATCCAACTTGCGTTGGGTTTTATTGTTTTAATGTTACTCACGTTCCATATCTCCCGTTGAGTGGTGCCGCATACTGCCCTGCTAATTCTTTAATTTTTTGTAGATCGAATAGATGACAAAACTTCATCAAATACACGCCTACTTGACTAGAATTTTTCGGAGTAGATGTCGCACTGTTAATTGTAGCAGTAATTATCTCTTTTATGTGATCTGGCTGTTGAGTAAGGTCAATTAGTTCTCTATTGCGGTCATAATCTTCTTTTACCCTGTGTTCCACCCCTTCATGATCTACCCACTTGGCTAACATTAGATTGTTCCACACAAATCCTTGTGCTTTGCGATCTTCAAATGCTTCAAGAAGTTTGGTCTTTCTGATCTTAGGATATGCTGAAAACACATTGTCAGTTGGATCACCTCTCATGCATTTTTCAAACAGCAACCATTCTGGGTTGGGTGCTTTCTTAGGTTGCCCTGTTTTCTTTTCTAGCACAGGTTCACCTTTGTCTGTGAAGTATCCATCAATGGTGGTCAGTGTGTTTGATATGCCATTGTATTGTTTTACATTTGCATCAACCAGTTGTGCAAAGTCAGAGTCACTTGATATGATCACATGTTTATCGTTTGGATGTTGTTGTATCCAACCAGCAATAAGATCATCTGCTTCTAGTTGTTTGTCTTGTAATACTGTGCAATTTGTTTTGTCGTTAATAAATTGACAGAATGTGTCAAACGATTCCCAAAATATTTTATCTGCTTCTTGTTCACTTTCAGTCAGTGCGGCACGAGCCTCTGTTCTGTTGGCTTTGTATTTTTTGTAGTAGTCTTTACGCCATGAACGTCCTTCTAAACAAAATACAACATGTGAACCATTAAAGTCTGTCCATGCCTTTTTGATTGAGTTTAAAATTATGTGCATTGCCAATCCAACCTTAGTTTCTGGATTGTTGTCTTTTACAATGTGTCTTGCTCTAAAAAAAGTGTTTGCTGTATCAACTAATATGTAGGTCACGATATCTCCGTCTTGCCATCATCCCTCAAAACTTTGTTAACGTAACCAGATCCTCCAACACCTTCAGTGCCAGAATCACTTGCAACATTTCTACATAAGTCTTGAAACCATTTATCAACAACCTCTTCATCTGTTGCGCCTCTATATCCATTTAGTCTTAGTGATTGAACAAAATATTCATTCCAATCAAGTTCAAAGAATCCATTCTTAGGATTGGCTTTGTCTACATGTGTGGTCAACACAGACACCCATGGCTCTTTGTTTTTAGTTGCCAACTCTTTTGGTGTCATGTCCTTTTTTGCTTTGCCTTTGAACATGTTTTTCATTTTATCCAACATGCTTTATTATAACACCTTTCTAAGATTTTCATAGTCATTTTGTGACATTCCATCACCTGTTTTGTTAATTTCTTGTGGTAATCCATGTTCTGAATAGTTTACTGCGCCTGCAGGAGTGCCCATCACAGGTGTGCTGATAGGTTTTGTGTCCTGGCGTGGTGCATTTTTGAATAGTGATTTGATTAAATTGTACAGTA